TATGATTTGCGTTGTGAATTATTTACATATGCATCAGAAAGACTCGGCACAGGTGATGCTACTATTGACGCAATTGAGACAACATATTCTACTGACATGTTGTTCTACGAGATGTTACTGGAAGACGAAACACCGGGTGCTAGTGCTGGTGACAAACTACTTCTTGAAGACGGTGGTTCCATAATTAGTGAATCTTACCGTGTTGAAACATTCGATAAGGGTGCTAATACGGAATTCTTCGGCACTAAAGTATTATCTGATGAGATTGTTGATTTCTCAGAATGGAATCCTTTTGGGGATAATATTTACTAGGAGCTAACATGGGTTTTGCAGGAAACAAATACTACGACCATGGCATACTTAAAAAATATGTTATTGCATTTGGTAACTTGTTCAATGATATAGGTATTGAACGTTCTGACTCTTCGGGTACAAGAGTACAAAGTATACCTGTGCCTTTATCATATGCTCCTAAGGAGAAATTCATAGCAAGACTTAGACAGGACCCAACTTTATCTAAGGATGTTGCACTTCAATTACCCAGAATGGGATTTGAATTAACATCTATGACATATGCGGCAAATAGGAAAATCAACACCATACAGAGAAATGTCAAAGGTAGCACCACAGACCCCCAAAAACTAATATCACAATATGCACCTGTACCATATGATTTGAATTTTTCTCTGTTTATTATGGTAAAAAATTCTAGTGATGCTACGAAAATAATGGAACAAATATTGCCATTTTTTACACCAGAATGGACAATTGCTATTAATACGATACCAGAAATCGGCCGGGTTGATGATACACCTATTATATTAACATCAGTTACGTCGGAAGATGTATATGAAGGAGATTTTGATACCAGAAGGTCTCTTATTTGGACGTTAGAATTTGTTCTGAAGGGTAATATATATGGTCCGTTGACCACTTCAGGTATTATCAAGAAAATCATTATTGATTTCCCGGTCGGAAGTGGTTACATTAAAGATGGTGTATGGGTACCTAGTGGTAATGTTACACCTGAAATTATTTCAACTACCGGTAGGTCAGAAAGAATAACCATACAACCGGGGTTGACAGCCGCTAATACTCCAACCAGCAATACTACTGCTTCAGTTGCATACACAACAATTCAAGCAACAGATAATTTTGGATTTGCTATTGATTTTGAACATTATGATGATGGATTAAAACGTAATCCAGCTACCGGTGTGGACGAATAATAATAAATAGTAGAAAGAAACAAGAAGGATTAAACTAATGGCTAACGACTTACCAGACTATATGGAAGGATTTGAATCGGAAGACTTCGATTGGGGATTTACCGCAGTTAGTGAAAAACCAAAAGAAGTTACACAACCTTCAGCTACCGATACGACTTTAGCCTCAGATGTCTCTGCTATCAAGGCATTGACAAATGAACTAATGCAGAGGGTTGGTGAACAAGATGCATTAACAGCAGGAGTTGTTGATGAAAATGTTAAAGCAAGATTTAGGGAGCTCGAAAGAATCGTCCTACCATTCTTATACAATTTAGGTAAGAGTGAGGAACCGTATATACATTGGCCCAATCGTGGTCCAATTATTAAGGCTCAGATGGAAAAGATTTTGAAACTAACCAGAGGTTAATAATGGTTAAAAACACATTTGAAAAGAACATGGAAGACATATTTGATTTACCTGAATCGGAAGTAAAAAAGGTTCATGGTGAAGTGTTGCCTCCAGAAGACATGAAGGATGTGCAGTCTGAGAATGAAATCCAAGCCGATTATAAAATCGCTAGAGAGAACCTGCGTAGTATTATCAACAAAGGTAACACCGCAATAGATTCCTTGACTGATTTGGCAACGGCAAGTGAACACCCTCGGTCGTTTGAGGCTCTCAGTGCCCTCATGAAAACGTGTGCTGATGCGTCTAAAGACTTACTGAGTGTCCAACAACAGAAGAAAGATGTACTCCAGACCGATAAGGATGACCCCCAAAATGTGACCAATGCTGTGTTTATCGGTTCTACTAAAGAGTTACAAAAAATGTTAAAAGACCAATCCGATGAATGAATTTTTTGGGTTTAAAGGAAATAAAAACCTCAAAAGAGAAGGTGAACGGGTAGCGTTTACGAAAGAAAACATCATGGAATACCAAAAATGTTCTAAAGATGTGGTTCATTTCATCCGAAATTACATCAAAATTGTTACTGTTGACGAGGGTCTTGTGCCATTTGATATGTATGATTTCCAAGAAGATACCATAAACACTTTCAATTCAAACAGGCATGTTATATGTAAATGGCCCCGCCAGAGTGGTAAGTCTGTCACAAGCCTTGCATATATGTTATGGTTGGTGCTATTTAATGATTATTACAAAATTGCTATCTTTGCTAACAAAGGCGAGTTGGCAAGAGAGTTATTGAGTAGGTTGAAACTTGCCTATGAATGGTTACCTAAATGGTTACAACAAGGTGTTTTAGAATGGAACAAGGGTAGTATTGAACTTGAAAACAAGTCTAAAATAATTGCATCCGGGACAACTGAAAGTTCTGGTCGAGGAGATACGTATAATCTAATTTTCCTTGACGAACTTGCCCACATTCACAACAATTTGGTTGAAAATTTCTTTAAATCTACATACCCTACCATTTCTTCTGGTGATACTTCTAAGACTATTATAGTTTCTACTCCAAAGGGCATGAACATGTATTATCGTCTTTGGTCGGATGCGTTAGACCAAAGAAATGAGTATATACCTATTGATGTCCATTGGAGTCAGATACCCGGTAGAGATAAGGCGTGGAAAGAACAGGTTATCAAGAACACCAACAAAGACCAGTGGGCGCAAGAGTTTGGGTGTGAGTTTATCGGGTCAACCAACACACTTATCCAACCCTCAAAACTTCGTACTATGGCATTCAAACCACCTATAGACACCTGGTATGACTTTGAAGTCTATGAACGTCCAGAACAGGGGCACACGTACATGTGTAATGTTGATGTGTCTCATGGTCAAGGATTGGATCATCAAGCCCTAACCATGATTGACATTACAGAAATGCCCTACAAATTTGTTGGTAAGTTGTATAAACGAGACTTGTCGCCTTTATTGTATCCTGATATCATCCAGAAAGTTGCGAAAGCATATAATGAGGCATTTGTCCTTGTAGAAAACAATGAGATTGGATTGTCAGTTGCTCAAGCTCTGAACTTTGAATTTGAATACGAAAACGTTCTTATGACTACATTCCATGGTCGAAATGGTCAAAAACTTGGTGGTGGTTTTGCTGGTACCAAATCACAATTCGGTGTCAAGACTACACCCCAAGTCAAAAAGATTGGTTGTTCAAACCTCAAAGACCTTATAGAAAAAGACCAATTGATTATCGAAGACTTTGAAACCATAGCAGAACTGACGACTTTCGTGTCGAATGGTAAATCATTTGCAGCTGAAGAAGGTGCTAATGACGATTTGGTTATGTCATTGGTGATCTTTGCTTGGGCCGCCGGCCAAGGGTATTTCAAAGAGATGACAGATTCAGATATTAGAGAGAGACTTTATGCTCAAAAGATGCAACAAATGGAGGATTATATGACACCATTTGGTATTATTGATGATGGTCAAGTAGAAACCCACATTGTAGATAATACAGGTCAGAGGTGGGAAATCGACCAAGAAAGAAAAGATATTGCCGATGATCCTAAATGGATGTGGAGATAAACCTTTAATACCTGTATTTTATAAATAAAAGAAGTAAACATATAAGAGTTTATAATTAGATAACGAGGAGAATAAAACGATGGCGTTTCAAATCAGTCCGGGCGTTAATGTTAGTGAAATTGACTTAACCACTATTATTCCTGCTGTTAGCACTACCGAAGGTGCTGCTGTCGGCGAATTTCTTTGGGGTCCTTTAAATGAAAGAGTTCTTTTAGATTCAGAAGACCGATTAGTTGCAAGATTCTGGAAACCCGATAATAATATTGCAAATCGTTGGTTTACTTCTGCTAACTTTCTTTCGTATGGCAATGCCTTATACCAAGTTCGTGTAGCATCCGAAGGTTCAAATAGTACCTATAATGCCACGTCCGAAGCAACTACAGGAAGTAACACCGCAGGTGCTGGTTTCCTTGTAAAGAATGATGATGATTATGAAGATAATTGGGATGATGGTACACTCAATTGTGGTGAATGGATTGCAAAATATCCAGGAACACTAGGCAATTCACTTAAAGTTTCTATGTGTCCGTCGTCTGCTGCTTATGAAAGCACACTAACGGGTACCGTTACAGTTACAGCTAATTCAACAACTGTAACTGGTAGTGGTACATCTTTCGTTGGTGAAGTAGAAGTTGGTGATCTGCTTACCATTTTTGGTAAGGAGATTAAAGTTAGTGCTGTTGGTAACACAATCTCACTGACCCTTGCTTCTGCTCACTCAAATGGTGCATCAGGAGTTGCAGTAACCCGTAGGTGGGAATATCACAATCTTGTTGATACTGCACCAGGAACTTCAGCATATGCAAACAATCTTAGTGGAACAGCTGATGAAATGCATGTCGTTGTTATAGATGAAGATGGTGACATTACTGGAACCGCTGGTCAAGTATTAGAACGGTATCCTGCTGTTTCTGCTGCTTTAGATGCAAAACAAGATGACGGCTCTACAAACTATTATAAAGAGGTCCTCAACCAACAGTCACAATGGATTCGTTGGGCAGACCATTTAACTGTTAAAACAAATGCAGGTAGTAATGCTAAAGGTGTGACATTTGGCACTCCATCCAAACCTTCAACAAGGTCATTGGCTGGTGGTCGTAGAGGAGCTGCACCTTCAAATGCAGACTTCATTAGGGGATATGATAAATTTAAAGATGCAGATGACGTTGATGTTTCATTAATTCTTGGTGGTGATGCTAACCAAACTATTGCAACACATGTTATTAATAACATTACTGAAACAAGAAAAGACTGTGTTGTATGTCTATCTCCGCTTCGTGCTAATGTTGTTGATAATATAGGAGACGAATCGTCTGCTGTTAAAACATATCGTGATACATTACCTTCATCGTCTTATGCAGTTATGGATAGTGGATGGAAATATCAGTATGATAAGTATTTTGATTTATACCGATATGTTCCTCTAAATGGTGATATTGCTGGTCTTATGGTCAGAACAGACCTTGCTAAAGACCCGTGGTGGTCACCTGCTGGCTATAATAGGGGACATGTTAAAAATGTTTATAAACTTGCATATAATCCGGCAGCAAAAGCTGATAGGGACCGGCTTTATAAAGCAAGTGTAAATCCCATCTTAACGGTTCCTGGTCAAGGAACAGTTATGTTTGGTGATAAGACGATGCTTGCCAAGCCAAGTGCCTTTGATAGAATTAATGTCCGTAGATTGTTTATTACTTTAGAGAAAGCTATTGCAACTGCTGCTAAGTTTATGCTGTTTGAGTTCAATGATGAGTTTACTAGAGCACAGTTTAGGAATATGGTTAACCCATTCTTGAGGGATGTTCAGGGTCGTCGTGGTATCACAGACTTCCAAGTTGTTGCAGATTCAACGAATAATACACCAGAAGTTATTGACAGAAATGAGTTCGTTGGTGACATTTATATTGTTCCTGCTAGAGCGATTAATTTCATTCAACTAAACTTTGTGGCAGTAAGAACTGGTGTAGAATTTAGTGAAATTGTCGGAAAATTTTAAGGAAAAGGAGCTAAACAAAAATGGCATTTAATATTGATACTTTTAAAGGACAAATACCAGGTGGCGGCGCTAGACCAACTTTATTCTTCGTAGAATTGACTGGCGCTGAGTACTCCCAGGTACCATTTATGGCAAAAGCCGCAAGCCTTCCAGCTTCTACTTTAGGTACTATTGAACTTAGTTACTTTGGTCGTAAAGTTAAAGTAGCAGGAGATAGGACTTATGCTGAATGGAGTATTACAATCATTAATG